AGAAAATTCAACAGAGACGCACGCGCTTAGTTGTGTGTGCTTCTCTTGTTCAGGTGCTTATCCAAACCATGTTGTCGAAGGGTTTAATTAGCTTAAAGGAGCAGTGTAATTCTGGGTGGAATCGTATCGGTTTAACCGTCTCTAAAGGTGGCTTGCGTGGAATCAGGAGAAATCTTGAGTCTAATTGTAGGTTTTTTAGAGCGGTTGATTATAACCAGTTTGATTTAACCCAGCACGGCGCTGGTTCTGCGGATGCTCATGATATTTTGTATAATATTGGAGGTGTTGATCTTGAAGATCGCGTCACGTTCAATTATGCATATTGGTGCAAAGGTGTTGGTTCTGGTAACAAACTCTGGAGACTTGATAGAACTATTCTTGAAAGTGCGTCATCTGGGCGCAATTCTAGTGGGAATAAGTGGACAGGTGAAATTAACGGTATTTATAATGTTATGGCTACAATGTATTCGTCTTTTATTGATGTTCCAAGTGAATTGGAATTGTCAAATTGGATGTATAGGTTTGGCCGTAACATGAATAAGTACGGTGATGACACTTTGGATGGAAGTCCAGTCCCTTTTCTTGAAGCTAAAACTACTTTTAAACGATTGACTGAGTTCGGTATTATGATCTCCGAGACCGATATTAAAGATTCTAAAACGATCGATGGTCTTGAGTTTCTTGGTTATACATTTGATTCTTCGTCTACTGTCGGTGTTTCTTTTAATAGATGGACAAAATCCACACTAAATTTGATGCACTTGAAAGCAGACGACTTCACTTTGTACATGGCATCACAATCTAACCGGTTGTTATGTGCGGGAAATGTTCGTGCTCAGGAAGTTGCAAAACAGCTTTGTGAGATTACAAAAATTGATGGGTATTATAATATTAGTGATAAGTATGTTGAAGATTTTTGGAACGGTTATGAGTCTGGCCACTTAGAAATAGGTGGAAATTCTTTTAATGTTACAGAACGTTATACAGAGTCACGAGATATTAAATTCAGCTTTACAGCAGCCCGTCCCTTACGAGCAGGACCTGAAATCAACGGTTCTGAGGAATCTCCCTTTAGTGGGGGAAGCCCCGGGGTCAATGGTTTACGAAAACCCGATAGTAAGGAGTGTGTTAGCGAAAGTTCTGGCGGTGCCTGTGGGACTTGTGAAGACAAGTCTGGATGCAGCAACGGAATTTCTAGTGGACCACCCCAGTCTTATGTATCCATTTCAGGAGTTATACGAGATTCTGTCGGAGGAGAAAGAGAAGAAGAAGAAGACGATGCAATTGCAAAGGCTAAAGGAGTTCAATCAAAAGTTAAACTTTCAAAAGGCCAGCGTAAACGAGCGCGGCAGCTTAAAGCGGCTGCGCGTATTGCTAAGAAG